CCGGCGCCAAATAAGGCGCAAAGAGTGACGCCACAACGACGCCGATCATCGCCACGATTCTCATGGCGTCCTTCCCCTGGCCTCCGCCTCCATTCGTCGGAATAACGCGAATGGTAATGCGCTGACCGGCTGCCGGCATCGCCCATTCCCATTCGGCCTTGGGAATCAGTTGATCATCAATAAAGACTCGTGCGAAAATAGGATCAGGATTCAAACCAATGAGACGGAAGACATCGGCGATCGGCAGACCCTCCGGAACGTCCTGCTGAATCCGGTCCGTCGAGAAGGGATGTGGACGGGCAATGAGACTGACAGGAGCTGCCATCACGCGATTGTTACTGCTCATCGGATTATGCTGCCTCACAGGCTGCTCCAGCTCGCTGGGAGAGGTGCGCGCCACCATGCCACGCCAGTCCGGTACCTTTACCGCATCCTTTGAACAGCTGGCCGATTGCACGCAACGACGCATTGAATCGGATAGCTGGGCGTTTGGTCAGCCCGTCGTCCAATCGAGCCGGCAGACCAATCTCATTCGCGTGTCGGCGATCTATGGCCGCTCGGCACTCTTCGAGGTGACATTCGAACCGGCCCCTGCTTCGGCCACGCTGGTAGAATATCGACGCAGCTTCGATGGCCATGGCACCGAGCAGCAAACCTGGGCGATCGTGCAATCCTGCGCACACCCGTCGTAGTCGCATCACGCCACCCCTCGATAGCGAAATGCGCCCGTGATGCGATGCGCCCAGAGCGACGAATCCCATCGTTCGATGGCCGAGCCAATACCTTTCGTGCAATGCACAAACCAGGGCGCTCCCACACAGAGCCCGGCATGCATGGGCTGCGCGCGCATGCGAAACATCAGCACATCTCCCACCTGGATCTGGTCGAGCGCCAGAGCTTGCCAATGATCCTGTGATTCTCGCTGCACCAACGCCCGAATCTCCTGATCGTCGGTCGTGGTGCGATAGTCCTCGGCATAGCTTGGTAAATCGATCTGAAATTGTTCGCGATAGATGGCGCGCAAGAGTCCCCAGCAATCGAAGTGCGGACCGCGGCCCCGCTCTTCGAATTCCAGCCCGACATATTGACTGACCCAGTTAGGCACCATAGATCCCCGGAAAATCCTGAGGCGTGAAGGCCCCTTCGGGAAACGGTTCCAGTACGATTTCTTCGAGCGTCAAATCCCCCTCGACGACGAGCTGATCATAATTCGCCTGCCGGAGCGTGAAGCCGGGAAAGCTCGCCTCGAGCGTATCGGGCTGACTCGCCAGGGCCACGTCCAACTGAATGGTCGGCGGGCTGGTCAGGGTGCGCACCGCCTGGACGATGCTGCGATCGACATTATCGATGACGAGATGGATCTTCGGCGCCTGATCTTCTTTGTCGTCGGGCAGTACGATCGTGAAGGGAAAGGCCACAAAGGTTTGACCACCGCTCACTACATTCTCCAGATTATTCGCCACGCGAATCGGGACGGCCAGCGACGCATGGGAGATGGTCAACAGCAAGAGAAAGACTTCGCCTGTCTCCGGGGCATTTAGCGATTGCTTCGCCAAGGTTGAGAGTGACCGGCTCATGGCAGGATCTCCATCTTCGTCTGCGCCCGCCAGGTATCCGGACCGAGATAGGCATAGGTCGGCGGTTCGACAAATCGAAACGTGACGGCGGCCTGGGTGCGTGGCTGCGCTAATCCGTCGAAACTCAATGCGCCCCCTTTGAGCGTCGTCACGTAGAACGTATCCAGCGTCGCCACCTGCGCTTTTGTGAGCATCCAGGACATGGTGAAGGGACGGACCCCGGCGGTGAACTTCTGCCGGACCTTCGGCGGCCCCGCATCCATGTTGGTGCGAATGAGCGTGTTCGGCAATACTTCCGAGTACCCAGGTCCTTCAGGCGAGGTGGGCAATGTGCCGGGCCAGGTGGGCATTAGCGTCTCCCTGGGTTGGGGTTGAGTCCGAAGCGTCGATCCATCGGCGCGTCCATATCGCCCCCCTGGATCATCCCCTTGACCATATCGCGCACCGTCACATAGACCAGCTGCTGACCGTCCGGCCCGCGGCCTCCGGAGGAGGCCTTGACCTCGCTGCTGCTGAAATTGCTGATCTGCACCGACACGCCGCCGGCGAGCCCGTTCTTAATATCGCTCACGTCGCGGCGTGACAACACGAATTCCCCCGGCATGAGCAATGCCGGCACCGTGTCGCGATTCCCCGTCCCGAGCACCGGGCCGCCCATCGCAAATTTCTGGACGAGCATCCCGCCCATGGATCCCGTCAAGGCGTCGGAGGTCGGTTGCGGGGTCGAGCCGGAGCTCCCGAAGAGACTCGGGAACCCTCCGACGAACGCCCCCGCGATCTGTTTCGTGATGAGCTGGCCGGCCAATTGGCTGGAGATCTGTTTGGCAAAGTTCAGGAACGAGGTCATCACATCCTTGAAGCTTTGGATCCGGCCTTCCATGGCGTCAAAGAAGAACTTCCCGGCAGACTGCTCGATCATCTGGAACGTGCGGCGGGCCATATCGGCTGAGAGGCCAAACGCCGATTGCGTATCCTTCACATAGCGCTTCATCCCTTCAGCCCAGCCGTCGATGAAATCCCCGGACAATTCATTCACGGCCGCCCGATACTTCGCCTGCGCATTCAAGAGACTGGTTTCGATCTCAAGATCGGTCTTGGCAATGCGGCTCTTGAGACTGGCCATCCATTCTTGATCTTTGCTCTGCTCGGCCAGCAGAAGCTTCTCCGCCATATCCGTCGTGATGCCCAGTTCCTGCGCGAGATTCGCGCGGACCAGGTCCAGTCGTTTTGAGAGCATGAATGACGTGGAGGATCCGAGCACGTCGGCATAATGCATCCAGGCTTCGAGATTTTTCGCCAGATCGTCGCGCTCTTTCGCGGCGTCGGCCTGCATCAAATTCGCGCCCTGGATCTGCAGATCCTGCGACTTCTTCAATTCGCTCGCCCGGGCCTGGCCGATCGCCGTCACGTTCGTGATGGATTCGGCCGTCAGGCTGGCATCGAGCACCTTGCGCTGTTGATTGAGGACCGCGACGCCCTTCTGATAATCGGTCTCGAACTTCAGCCGTTCGTCGGCGTCCTTAAAGCCCAGCGCCTGCCGGGCGGCATAATAGTCGGCCGCCAATTGCTTGAGGGTATCGAAACTCCCAGCCTCCGCCATCAGTTCCTGCTGCCGAATCACCCCGCGTGAGGTCGCCGCATCCGATTCGATCGTCCGGCCTTCGGCGATCGACGCCTCCAGGAGATCGCGCTCCCGATCGAAACCGAGCTTGACGAGCGCGAGCCGGTCTTTCTCCGCCTGCTCTGCCGCGTCATGCGTGGCTTTCAGTTGGTCGGCTTGCAGCTTCGAGGGTCCGAGGGAGATCTGGGGCTTGGCGCGGTCCGTAGTGGCCACAGGAGCCGGCGTTCCGGTCGGAGCCGTGGGGAAGATCTGCGACAATTTCTTCGCCGTATCGGTGTCGAGCGCCTTCCGGCTCTGGACCAGCACATCGTCCCAGAACTTCTTGACCGCGTCCGACTTGCCCATCTTATTGAGAAAGACCTCGAGCTCCAGACCCGTCTCGCGAATCGCATGATTCAGCAGCGTGAAGATGGCGGACCACCCTTGAATTTCGGTCTTGAACAATGACCCGACCGGTCCGGCAGTCAGATCGGCCATCGATTTCAACAGCTGCGTGAAGGCCGGGAGCAATTCCTTGCCCAGTTGCAACGTGAGGCCGCGGGTGGCGGCTTCCAGCGTTTTCATTTGATCGTTGAATTGGTTCGCGGCCTCGGCATCCTCCTTTGAGAGCACCACGCCGAGCCGTTGCGCTTCCGCCATGAGCGCCGTAATGCCGGATTTGCCTTGATTCAAGAAGGGAATCAGATCGAGGCCGGTCTTCCCGAAGAGTTTCACCGCCGCTTCGCTCTTCCCGGCGCCGTCGGCGGATTTCGCAAACACCTCGGCCAGATCGAGCAGCAGATCTTCGGTCGGCCGCAATTTACCGGTGGCATCGGTGGCGGACACGCCGAGCCGGCGGAACAGCGCTTCGCCGGTCCCGGTGTTCTGCGAGGCCTCCACCATATTGACCGAGAGCGTCTTCAAACCCGTGGTCAATTGCTGCTGATCGAGATTGGCGAGCTTGGCCGCATAGGAGAGCGCCGTAAAGGTCTCGACGGTGATCCCGGCTTTCTGCGCCCCCTTCAACGCCTCTTCGCCGAAATTGGCCGTGCTCTGCGCGACGGCGAACAGCGCCGACCCGGCGGCGGTCAGCTGCACCTTCCAATCCTTGATAAAATTATTGAACTGGCCGAGCGCGCTCTGGGAATTCTTCAATTCCTGCTGGAACTGGTCTGCGACGAGTTTGAGGACGAGCGCCAGTTCGCGATTCTCCGCCATTACAGCACCCCTCGAATGGTCGTGATGGTCGGCAGACGGCCGGCAATGGTGCGACAGGTGGGCAGGGATCCCGCCTGCAGGGCGATCCGAATATAGTTCACGAGGAAGACGGTATAGACGATCGGGCGGGCCAGATCCGTCTCAATGGCCTGTCCCAGAGACATCCGCTTCGCATGCCCCATCGGCTGCGCGAGATCCGCTTCGAGGCTCATGCCAATCCCGCGGATCTTCGTCCGCGTGAGCGGCTGCGCCAGCTCGGTGTCATTCACCAGATTGATGATGCGCAGCTTCCGCGGGATGATCGGCTGGGCCAGGTCCGTCTCGCTGAGTTGATGGATCAGTCGTCGCTTGGGCGCCCAGGCGATCGGCTGCGCCAGGTCGGTTTCGCTGACTTGATTGACCGGCGCGGTGATCTGTCCGGGCACGGAGACCGGCTCGGCCAGATCGGTCTCGAACGCCTGCCCGAGCAGCGTCGTCTTCCGATGGGTCCCGGCTTGGGCGAGATCGGTCTCGGTCGCTTGCCCCAGCACCTTGGTTTTCTTGGCGGTGACGGGCTGCGCCAGCTCGATCTCGAGGATCTGCCCGAGCGTCGTCCGCTTCGCATGCCCGATCGCTTGCGCGAGATCCGTTTCGATGTTCTGATTCACGAGCCGGCGCTTGGGGGCCCAGGCGAGAGGTTGCGCCAGATCGGTCTCGCTCGCTTGATTGACGGTCGCGGACAGACCGGTCGAAGCCCGCGTGACGGCTTGCGCCAGATCGGTCTCACTTGCTTGCCCTAACAATTTGGTCTTCTTCGCCGTGAGCGGCTGCGCGAGCTCCGTGTCCGACGGCTGGCCGATCGCCCTCACTTTCCGATGCGTGAGGGGTTGTGCCAGATCGGTCTCAGTGGGCTGCCCCAGCGTCG